GAATACAGGTCGGTCGAGAGGCATACACCCCACAGATCGCGTCCCAGCTCGCCGTACTTCCACAGGTTCAGGAATGTCTGCCAACCGGCCCGACTCAAGGCCACCAGTCGCTCACGCGCCGCTGTACTCGGTGGTCGCGTGCGCTGGTCAAAGTCACCGAGGTCAATCGTCAACAGCCATCCATACAGCGCCGCGACGCCACCGTTCTTCAACTCATGCCCGATCGCCTTCTGCCGTACTTCCGGCAGCGTCTGCTCGGGCCACATCACCAACATGCGTCGGTCGCTCTCGCCGATCGGCCACGGCATGATCTCGTTACTCAGGAACACCGCGTTCATGTGGTTGGCCTCTTCCCAACCGTTGATGAACTTGGACTCCATCCGCACCGTCTTGCCGGTGATCAAATGCTTGATCTTGCCCACCTGGTTGTATCGCTGATCGCGGCTGACAACCTCTTCGAACACCGACCAAAGCTTTCTGCTTTGCCAGGCGTTGAAGTTGCTTTCCAGCTGGGTCTGTCCAACCGTGGCCGCATACTGGCCGTAAAGCATTCCCATGGCATCGGCGAACAGCAGACTTTTACCGGAGCCCTCCATGATCGAATGCATCAACACGGCCGTATCCATCTTGGCGCCCAAGTGCTGAAGCGGGTACGCCATCCACCGCGTCAACCACCGCGCCGCATCTTCATCGTGGTTACACAGAAACGAAATCAGCCAGCGCAGGTTCTCGCACGCGGCCAAATCATTGACGGGCTCAAGTGGCAGCCCGTCGAATGTATTGATGTACACGGCAGGGTCTTTGGTCATCGTCGGGTCAAACACGATATGGTCAACATCGACCACCCGCCGCTCGCTGCTGTTCAACCAAAGCGCGTACGCATCACCCAGGGCCATTTTCACCGCACCCTCAGCAACGCGCCGTTTCTTCTCCCGGTCCCATACGTCCTTCGTGCCATCGATGTACACGTACCGCTCGATCGGCGGCATGCCGAACGCACCGCCTCTCTTGCCCGACATCCGTCGAGCCTGCTCGATGTCGCGAACATGGTCATCAGAGATCAACTTGCGCCGCTCGGTGTCTTCCAACCACTGCTTTGCCAATGGCTTACCGACCCGAGCTTCAAAGGCAGACTTTTTCATCACTCGCGATTGATCGAAGTCCCATACGTGCGTAGTACCCTCCACCAGGGCAAACCGCCGCAGGACATGATCAAGCGTCAGCACCTCCCCCGCGCTCCCATCAGGAGGCGGAGCGGCCTCGCTGATGTCGTCGTTCGCGCAGCTCGGCTCGCTCGACTCGGCGGATGGGGTCGGGGGAAGATCGGTGGGGTCAGGTCGTGAAGAACGTTGCATACCCAACATGCGCGCCGCGTCCTTCACTGCCTTCGACTGATCACCACCATGCTCGAGCAAACAGAACACCTCAAAGGCATCATTCTGATGCCCGTTCGCCAGTGGATCGGCGCCGTGGTGCGAGTAAACCTTGCCCCCGTCGCTGATCGTCACGCCCGGCAGGCCGGTACTACTTTGCGGGTACAGCCATTTGCTCCCCCGCTTGATATAGCCGTGAGCGCGCAGCAGCTCTTGCACATCGTGGCACCGGTTGAACTCATCGATGACCGATGGCCGATTACCCGTTGCAGGTGCTGGACGCTTGTTGACCTTCGTCGTCGGCGTGGCAGGTTTGATCGCCCAAGGGCACGCCGCTTCGGCATCACGCTTGAAGATGTCCCAGCCTTGCCAGATGTTCAGCAAGTCAGCATTCAGCGTCGGCAGACCATCAGTGGCGCTCGGTGGAGTGCGCCAGATGTAAGGCTTGCCAGTGCCAGGGTGAATTGAAGGTGGAAACACATCCTGCACCAGCCCAGCGCGCAGCTCGAACACCGTGAAACGCTTGTACTCTTCAGCCTCGGCGCGTGCCGCAGCATCACCAGCCTCATCGCCCTGCTCTTTTGCCGCCTTGGCCTTAACCATCAGGCCTTTGTGGATCGAGCCATCAGGGTCTTTTTCATTGGGCCACGACAGAGAATGACGGGTCAGCTCGACGCCGTCCGGCACTTTGAAAACCACCCGGAACCGAGCGGGGTTACCGACAATAGTCGGATACACCACCGCCATGGCATCCAGATCCAGGCCCAGCAGTTCATACAACACATGCCGCGTCCACTGAACGTCATCAACGTCCAACGAACAGACACGGCTGGGTCCAAGCACGACGCCGAGGTTGTGGTTAGGGTTTCGCTGCCAGAAAGCTTCAGCCGCAGCGGCATCAGTGATGTATCCGCCCGGCTTGTTCCACCCCATACCCTTCGGCCCTTTCTCACCGGGCTCAATAGAGACCAGGGCCAGGTTAAAGGTATCGATGTAACGTTTTGCCCAGCTGGCGGTGGCTATTCCTTTGGCCGGTTCACTCATCGCCGAATCTCCCGCAACCCCTGACAGTCAACGCAGGTTTGGCAACCCGCAATCGTCTGCTGTCGAAGTAACGGGATAGATTCGTCGCAGTCCACGCAGAATTCCGCGCTGACGCGATTCGATGGCGCACGACGGCTGCGCTGAAGCGCAACGTCGAGCAGGTATTGCGCCTGTTCATTGGCGCGATCGATGTCATCCATTGACACGGTCCTCCATCGCCTGACGGGCACCGGCCATGATGCCGAGTACTTCGCGGATCACGTCCATGCCATGCTTTTCAAGGTCGAGGACTTCGTGGAGCTCCCAAACATTGTCGGCGGCACCATCGTGCATGGCAGCCACGAATACACCAGTCTCGCCCAGCAACTTGCCGACGGCTTTCAGGGCATCGCGTGTTGCCGGAACCGGAACCGGGCGATACCAGACCGCACCTGCCGGGCGCATCAACGCATCGAGTAGGCGTGAATCACCCGTCAACCGGATGACCTCCTCCAATTCGTCCGGGTTGAGCCAACGGCGCTCTTCATCAAGTTTGAGTTTCTTTTGCAGGGTGTCGTTGTCCAACACCATGTCAAAGGCAAGGGCGGTGATTCCGCCCTTGTAGTCACGACCAGCGCGATAGATCGCCTGGCGCAAAGGAAGGACCGGACCCGCGTCCGGCAATAGATCTGTGCGACTCATAACCGTAAATCCCCCGTTTACGGTGTAGCCATAAGACGGGGTAGTCCCTATCCTACAGCCACGACCGATGTACATGTGCTGTGTATCGTCGTAGCTGGGCTGGGGGATTCTTTGGTGAGAGGCCCCAGCCCGGCATCTTTTAAGCAGCTTTGGAACCGCGAAGGTATGCCCAGTCGATATCTGCACGAAGTTGCTCGCAAGTAACCGAACCAGCGGACTCTCGCTCAATACCGACCGCCAAGGCAGCACCGGCACGGCGATTGCCGTAAGCCACTTGCTTCAACTGGCCCACCGACGTGCCGCAACGGCTCGCAAATGCATCCAGCGCCGCTTTATCAAGACTCTTTAAATACTCGTGCAAGGTCATAAACACCTCCTTCTGGACGCCGAGATTAGCAACTGCTAATGCTTTCGGCAATAGCAAACAGTAATTTACTGTTTGCTAACGGAAAGCGATGATTGGGGAATGGATATAAAGAAGATGCGAATTCAGGTTCTGCGTGACTTGATGGGTGATAAAACCCAAAAAGAGTTCGCCGACCAATACAACCTTGACGCCTCATACTTGTCGCAATTGCTCAACGGGCATCGATCCCTTGGCGAGAAAGCGGCTGCAAATCTTGAAGCGAAAATTGGTCTTGCTGAGGGCACGCTTACGACGCCCTCCGTCTCGATGCGCGCTTCCACTTCAGGGGAACCGCAATCGCCAGAAAATGGAGTCGTCCAAAGCAACGCCGAGTATCTCGGCCCAATAGATGTTTGGGACGACGATACCCCCTTGGATGATGACGAGGTATACGTGCCGTTTCTGAAGGAAGTTGAATTGTCTGCGGGAAGCGGCCGCACCGCTGTACACCAGTCGCACAAGCAAAAACTTCGATTCGGAAAAAAGACGCTGAGGCGGCAAAACGTTCAGGCAAATGAGGCAGTTTGCGTCACCGTGAACGGCAATAGCATGGAGCCAGTTCTGCCTCACGGAAGCACCGTAGGGGTTGACCAGGGGTGCACAGCTATAACCGACGGAAAGATGTACGCGCTGAATCATGGCGGGCAGTTACGGGTTAAGACGCTTTACCGGCTACCAGGTGGCGGCATCAGGATGCGTAGCTACAACCGTGATGAGCATCCGGACGAAGAGTACAGCGCGACCGAGTTGTTAAAAAACGAAATCATCGTGATCGGTAAAGTCTTCTGGTACTCCGTACTGCTGTGATAGAGACCACTAGAGAACCCGCCATGTGCGGGTTTTTTTTCGTCGACACAAAACTAAATTAGCATCTGCTATTGCATATTAAATTAGCCGTTGCTAATTTTGGCTTCGTATCTACCTCTCACCAAAGAGTACGAGCCATGCAAACCACACAGCACAGCAATACGCGCTGCCCCGTCTACCTGCACCCATCGGCGTGCAGTAGCCGGGCCGCCGTCGAAGCCATCCAGGGCCAAACCGGCCTCTTGGTAATCACCACCCCTAAAGGCCGTCCCGCCGCTGTCGCCCCTATCAGCACCACCGCCAATGGATCGCGGCCTGTTGGGGGTGACGCAGCATGAATAGCTATCTCATTCCCCTCGAAAAACAAGAGCTGCTGCATCACATGCTGCAGGTCGGCGGCGCAGCCGTATGCCCTCTCCAGCGACCCGAGCAAACCATCCACGCGAAATTTGCAGTCGAGCTCACGGCCACCACCGCAGTCATCAACGTCGACCTGGGCGGCCACACCGGCGAACTGACACTCAAGCGCGCGGACCGGGCCAATCACCTGCACCTGCGGGAATTCATCCAGGACATTGCCAACGGCCGAATCGAGTCCGCTCAATCCGCGCCGCCAGGGCAAGTCGGGCGTTTAGCGCAGATCGATCAAGCGCTGGCCGACTCCGAAGCCTTGCTCGACCGCGTCCGCAAACTGATCGCCGCCTGAGGACAGCGCCATGAACCGCACCCTGGACGAAACGGCTGCCGTGCTCGGCCTCAAACCCCGGAAGTTTCGCGAGCAACTGCGTGCACTCCGCGTGCTGACCCAAAGCGGTGACCTCGCAAGCCAGCACCGCGATCGTGGCTACCTGTTCTCCGATCCGCGCAGTCGCTGGAACGACAACATCAAAGCCTACAGCCACTACGCCGTGGTGATGGTCACCGAGCGCGGCGTGGACTGGCTCGCAAAGCAGCTGGGCATCGGCATCAAGACACACAACAAGGACGCTGCAGCATGACTACCAACTACTTCAACGCATACACCCAAGCCCTCGGCGCCCTTCGACTGATTCCTATCTACCTGGACAGTCCGGGCGTGGTCAGCCGTGCGACGCTGATCGGTGCTGCGAGCGAAGCCATCGACCTGCTGGACAGCGTCCCCTGCCGCACCGTGGAACTGGCTGAGGTATTCCGCTGCGTCAATAACGTCATCCAAGAAGGCCAGGTGGCCTACGTCACCCCGACCAATTGCCCTGAGTACCCATTCGGCGCCGTGGTAGCAGACGCCAACGGCCACATCTGCGCCGCCGCCATGGGCAAAAGCAAAGAAGGTCTCGCCGAACTGATCCGCCTCAAGTTGGTGCCCCGATCGGAGGGGCTCGGGGAGGAAGCCGCGTGAGCAACACACTCGACCAATTGCGCCGACAGTTCGCCACGCCCTGCCCGACCTTGTCGGCAGTCCGTGAACAGTACTTCACACACATCCGCACCGACCGTTACCTGCTGAATGAAATCAAGGCCGGTCGCATCGCGCTGATCGTGACACGCCTGCACAACTCCGCACGGGCCAAACCCGTCGTGTACCTGCACAACCTGGCCGCTTACCTCGACGCTCAAGCGGCGAAGCAAGCGGCCTGATTCACCGGTGGCCCCTGCCGTCCAGGGGCGAACAACTGCAACTCAATGAGGCACAGCACATGAAAGCCACAGACACGAATGACTTTTTCAACTCACTCAATGCCGGCGTCTTCGCCCAACAGGTCGGCCAGGCGCTCTCGAACGTCGCGGCAGGCGTCATCGACCATGGCAAAGCCGGCGAAGTAACCATCAAGCTGAAGTTGAAACAGATCGGCCAAAGCAACCAGGTCGCCGTCAGTCACACCCTCGATTTTTCGCAACCGACCAAGCGCGGCAAGTTGCGAGAAGACTCGACCCTCGACACCCCGCTGTACCTAACGCCACAGGGGCTGACCTTGTTCCAGAACGACCCGACGGCGCAGCTCTTCAAAAGCGAAGACACCCCGGTGGCCGCTCGCTAACGCGATCACCTAGAAGCATCACCAAGTCCTCTCACCAAAAGGAAGCACCAATGCCACTTGCTAAAGACGCACTCGAACACATCCTGGCTCAAGCACATGCAGCTACCACCCTGCCGGCGACGCTGGTACCCGTGACCGCTTTGCCGGAAGACGTGAAAATTCACAATCTGGAAATCTTTCAGGCGTTGCGCTCCCGCTTCCGCGGCACGCTCAACACCAACAGCTTGCGTGACTTCGCCAACTACACCATTTCTCGCAATGGTGCAGAGGCGCAAGGTTTCATCAATCAAGACGACATGAGCTGCAAAGTGTTCTTCAACCTGGGCGACGAGATCACGCCCGGCCATGCGGATGACGTGGCGATCCTGAAACTCAAGCCCACCGCAGCGTACAAGGCACTGCAAGAAATCGCCGGCAAGAAACTCAGCCAACGTGACCTGGCCGAGTGGATCGAAGACTGGCACTTAAGCCTGGTGGCGGGTAAGGAAGGCGGGGGCACCATGACCATCAGCGCAGCCATCGCCAGTGTTCGCAACATCACCATCGAAGCCCGCAGCTCGGCCACAAGCAGTGAACACAACTTCGGCGCCTCCCGCAGCGCAATGGATAGCATCGAAGCTGCCAGCGCCGAGAGCCGTATTGAGGCGCTGTTCTTCGAACTGATCCCGTATGAAGGCCTGGGCACCCGCGTGTTCACGCTCAAGCTCAGCATCTTGACCGGTGACGACAAACCGACCCTCAAGCTGCGCTGGGCCGGCGAAGAACAGCAGGTAGAAGAAATCGCCCAGGAATTCAAAACGACACTCGCCAAAGAAGTCGGCGGCTCCGCGACCCTGACCCTGGGCACTTTCAACGCGTAACCACCCAAACTACGTAGCAACATCCTGCCGCCGGCCTCTCACCAAGCATCCCGGCGGTGGGTTCTACCGAGGCACAGCACATGACCACAATTCAAATTTGCGCACTGATCGTTCTAATCGTACTTGTTGGCCTGACTTATTGGGCAGGCTATCGCGGCGGCCTGATCGACGGCCGCATTGAAGGTATCGACGAAGGCAAGGCCATTCAGCAATCAGATAACTCTGGGATGATTCAGGACCTCAAGCTATCGCTTGATCAGGCACAGGCCCACTACAAGCATCTTTACTCCCACTATGAGCGGGCGTTGGCTGCATCAAAACTAGGGGAGCCGGCTCGCCAAACCCTATTGGAAATCGCAGAAAAATTGCGCATTGCAGCCGAAACATTCAGCGCCTTCCGCACCGGCAAGAAACTCGAGCGCGACTCACTCACCCTCCGCAATAAGGCCCTGGCTATGGCAGTCCTTTTAGAACCGCAAGTGCTGGAGGATGCAGCATGAATACGCACGTCGACAACTCTGCGGAGGCACCGCTTCACACCTACCAGGTCGATAAGATCCCGGAGGAAAAAATGGCTGAGTTAGTCGGTACCACCCGCCGGGCGCTGCAAGGCAAACGCGCTAGGGGCGTTATCCCCAAAGGTGTCTGGAACAACATCGACAGCCGCATTTACTACAGCATCAGGAGATACGAGGAATGGCTCGAAAGCCAATGGGACTGCCCACCGGAGTTGAATTTGCTGGACAGTCCGTCCGCATTCGCTTCACCTGGAATGGGCAACGCCGTTGCGAAACCCTC